TGTGCCAGAATTCGCGCATGGGAAGGCACCGACAGCCCACAAATATCCTCGAAATGCACGGGTCAAACAGGCTAATAGGCCGCGCCGGGGCGCAGCGCAAGACGTCTGAGCCTATCTCCGTTGCCACAGACTTGACCCCCCCGGACTGGTTGACAGAAGAGGCGCGGGGGCAGTGGGCGCGGATAATCCCGGAGCTACACGCGATGGGAGTCTATGGGGATGCGGACGAAACAGCCCTGGGTATGCTCTGTGAATCAATCGCAGAATGGCACAAAATATCCGCACAGGTCACCAAAATTGGGCATATCATCAAATCCCCCAGCGGGGCTTATTACCAAAACCCTTTGGTGGGCATCCGGAACCATGCCTTTAACAGGGCGCATTTGCTTATGAAGCAGTTTGGATTAACCCCGGTGAGCCGTGCGCAGATAGGCGCCATCGGTGCGCAGGGCGTTGGTGGTGTGCGCGCCACAGCAAAGACCAAGCTGGACATCTTGATGGAGGAGGTGGATGGATAAGCGGACGCGCAAAGTGCTTTGCTCCATTCCGGGCTATGACCCCTTTGCCGGAGCGGATGCCTATGTCTTTGACAAAGCACTTGCGTATCGGGCACTAAGATTTATCCAAGAGTTTTGCACCTTCACGGCGGGGGAGAAGGCGGGAACCCCATTCATCCTTGAGCCTTGGCAGCAGGCCATAGTACTTAATTTGTTTGGGTGGTACAGGAAGAGCGATGGACTCCGCAGGTACAGAGAAACTTTTATCTTTGTCCCACGAAAGAACGGCAAGACCGAGCTTGCCGCGGCTATCCTGCTTTGCGTCATGTTCTTGGACAACGAGTCAGGCATGGAATTGTACTCCGCCGGGGCGGACAGAGAGCAGGCGACGCTAGTTTTTAAGGCGGTCAAGATGATGCTTTTGCAGCATGAGCCATTCCGCCAGTATTGCCGGATATTCAACCGGGCGATCACCCGCGTGCGGCGCGGCATCGAATGCGCAAGCTACAAGGCAATCACTTCAGGGGCGGACACAAAGCACGGATACAAGGCGCATTTCGTTTGCGTGGACGAGCTTCACGTTCATAAAAATTCCGAACTACTGGACGTGCTTGTTACCAGCACAGGGTCAAGGCGGGAGCCTCTTGTGCTGATAATCACAACGGCAGACCATGACAGACAAGGCAGTCCATGCAACCAGCGGCGGGATTATGCGGTAAATGTGCGGGACGGTGTTATCCGTGATTTGAGTTTTTTGCCTGTGATTTACGAGGCGAGCATTGAGGATGATTGGACTTCAGAAGAAACTTGGCGCAAGGCCAATCCCAATTACGGTGTGAGCTTGCGGCCTGAATACATGGTCACGGAATGCGAAAAGGCAAAGACCAATCCAGCCTATGAGAACGTGTTCAAACGTTTGCATTTGAACATCCGGACAGAGACAGAGGCGCGGATGTTTGATATGGCGGCTTGGGATAAGTGCGCCGCGGGACACCCGCCTTTAGAGTTTTACGCGGGCAAAGAATGCTATGCCGCTTTGGACATTGGGTCAACATCCGACTTGACCGCGTTATGCCTTTGCTTCAAGCGCGGCGATGAGGATGACACTTGGGACTATTATTGGTGGCATTGGACAACTCGCCACAACATTGTATCGCGGTCAAGAAAGCACGGCATAGACTACATTGCGCTGGAGCGGCGCGGCGAGATTGTTTTGACGGAGGGCAACGAGACAGATTATGCGCTTGTGCGCAGCGACATAAACGCGCTTGCGGACAAATTCGGCATTTCAGTACTGGCAGTTGATAGGCTTTATCAAGGCGCACAGCTTGCGCAGCAGTTACAGAGCGACGGGTTTAACGTCAAGATATTCGGGCAAACACATTGGTGGCTTGCCGCCCCAACCGTTGAATTTATCAGGCGCATAAACAACGGCAAGATGGCGCACTCCGGCAGCGATATTATGCGCTGGCAGATTCGCAACACACAGGCGAAAATGGACTCCGAGGGCAACATAAAACCGGACAAAGAGAAGTCAAAGAACAAGATTGACGGCGTTGTAACGGCGGTAATGTGCACCGCGCTTGCCTCGGCATACACACAATCGAAAGAATCCATCTACGAAACAAAGGAGCTAATCGTACTATGAGCCTTGAAAATCCATCAACAAAATTGAGTGACCCGGACGCCTGGCTTACAGATGCGCTAATCGGTGGCCCCGTTGATACGGGCGTATCGGTAAACAACACAACGGCAATGGGGTATCATGCCGTTTGGCGCGCGGTGAATTGCCTTGCAAAGGACACGGCAAAGACAGCCATACATGTTTATCGGTACGGCGCGAACGGGTCACGGGAGCGCGACCGTAAAAACCCAATATCAGAACTGATCGCAGTGCAGCCGAACCAGATTATGACTGCGTTTAATTTTTGGTTCGCCATGATGGTGCAACGCCTTTTGAATGGCAACGCTTATGCGTTCATTGAGCGCACAGTGTCGGGCACGGTAAAGGCACTGCACATGCTAGACGGAAACAATATGAACGTTGCGCGGGAAGAGGGAACATCAAACATTTATTATGCCTACACCCTATCCGGGACAAAGATAACAATCTTCCAGCCAAACGAAATACTGCATCTGCGGGGCACCTCATGGAACGGGGTTACAGGTTATTCGGTCGTTCAATACGCACGGCAGACATTTGGCATGGGTATAGGCGCATCAAAGTGGCAAGCAAATTTTTTTAAGAACGGGGCAAAGGTGTCAATTGTTCTGGAGCATCCGGGCACACTTAGCAAAGAGGCGCAGGACAGGCTTAAAGAATCTTTCCACTTGCTTTATTCAGGCATTGAAAACTCGCACAAAACGGCGGTGCTAGAGGAGGGAATAACCGCAAAGCCGCTCACCATTAACCCAAAAGACGCGCAGGTCTTGGAGCTTTTGAATGCCAACGTGGTAGCGGTGGCAAACATATTCAACTTGCCAGTGCATAAATTAGGCGTGACCGGGTCGCAAAGTTACGCATCTTTGGAGCAAGAAAACCAGCGTTATTTGGATGACGCGCTGGATCCGCTCATGGTTGAGATTGAGCAGGAGCTAAACATCAAGCTGTTAACGCCGAAAGAGCGGCAAGATTCATTTATTGAGTTTGAGCGGAAAAGCCTACTGCGCGCAGACCTTGCAGCGCGGAGCGCGTTCTACCAAAAGGCAGTTGGCAATGTGCCGTTTATGACAGTAAACGAAGTGCGGCGGGTTGAGAACATGAACCCGATCAATGATCCTAAATTCGACACTATCGTTTTGCCCACCAATAACTTTGACCCGACAAAAACATCTGACGGCGGAACCGCACAGCGGAGCGACATATTGCGCGGCGACCTTGAGCGCATCCTTTCGGATAACGCGACGCGGATGTTTAACCGAGGCACATTGCAGGCATCGGCGGCAATCACAAAGGGACGTGCGGATAAATGGCTTGGCGAGTACAGAGCGGAATCACAGCCCATTATCTCGGACACGCTTGCCGCGATTTCATCCGCATTCAGCAAGTTGGGATGCGGTGAGGCCGACACAATCCTTGCGCGGTGGAGCGAAGTTATTATGGAATCGGTAGAGAAATGCGCATCCGCTTTACAGGAACGCGGGGCGAAGGAAAGTATCGTTAAGAAACGCGCATTGGAATCAATGCTGCAAAACATCATGGAGGCCATACAATGAAGCAGTTTGAAAAGCGCACATTTGCGCACAAGCCGGAAATCCGCGCCAATGACGGCGGGGGAAATACCCTGCACGGGTACGGCGCGGTCTTTTATGACGGCACGCCGGAGACCGAGTACGACTATGGCGGCATTTTCAAAGAGCGGATCATGCGCACAGCGTTTGACACCATCACGGAAAAGACTGATATCCGCAGCTTTTTCAACCACAATGAGGATATTGTGCTTGGGCGGACGGCCAGCGGCACCATGCGGGTAACGGTGGATGATGTTGGGCTTGCCTACGAGGTGAGCTTGCCGGACACACAAGCGGCGCGGGACTTGGCGGAGAGTGTGCGGCGTGGCGATATTGACGGCGCGAGCTTCATGTTCCAGGTCATGGACGGCGGCGAAAGCCGATCACAGGTGGGCGAGGTGTATGTGCGGGAGTTGCACTCGGTCAAGGTGTTTGAGATTGGCCCGGTGACATTTCCGGCTTATGACAAGACCACCGCAGGAGTCAGAAGCCAGTGTTTAGATGCGGACGGCATCCAATCTTTCATGCGCGAATTTGAAAGCAAAAATCAGGAAATGG